TCAACTCTATTTGGCCAGTAGATATAGTTCTTGTTTGGGTTAAGCATGAGGTTGTTGATAAGAGGAGTAATCATTTCCTGAATTTGAACAACAGTATCCTTATAGAGCTCGGCATTGGTGGCCTGCTCATCAAGGAGTTTTGAAAGTTCTTCAGTTTCTTGTTCAGCCCCAGTTAGCTTCTTTAGCTCATCTTCATCAACTGCGCTGAAACCAAAATCAAAGTTATAACCTTTTTGCATATAGTTACCCAAACATGTCTTCTAGTGTTAATTGTTTATTGCCAACTTCCCAACCAATGTTGTCAGTAATAGATTTCATTGGTTCAATATATGACTTCTCAAATTGAGTATCATGGTCAATATAGTCATCGATACCAAACTGCTTGGGCAACGCTCCAGGGGATGATATCACATTTGTTGAAAATGGATTAGGTGTTCTTAGATAACAAAACTTAATCTTATCCCCGTCTTGAATCTTGTTGTGCTTCTTATCTAGACCAAACTTATTTATGTAAGCATTGTAGACAAGAGCGCCTCTAACATGAATTGGAATGGCTTTGCCTCCAATCTTGTGTTTGGTTACACCTTGGCAACTTCTAGGGAATGCAACATCTTCGAATGGTAATGTGTCAAATTCTTGTTTGAAATCCTCTACAAACTTAGCAAAATCATCCTTGGTGCCATTCATAATAATGTCAAGCGACTTCTTAATTGCTTCCTTAATCTTTGCTGGGGTAGAGGACTTAACAGCCTCGATACCTTTCATCTTTAGCTTTGGATGCTCATACTGAACACCTTCTTCGTTAAAGACATTGAGAATGTATCTCTTCTTTGCAACCCAGATACCCTTATCAGCAATTGACTCTCGCTTCATTTGCATACGCTGACTATGGATTAGCATATGGTTGGCAAGGTCATCATAACTCTTCTCAATGAATGGCTGGAAGACCTCATCACATGCCTTATCAAGCATACGAATAATCTTCTCGCGCTCAGGCAACTTACCACTATACACCTTCTCTACAAACTTATCTAGAGTGATATACAACGAGTCGGTATCTACAGCGATGACATAATCAACATTGTTAGTCTTGAGAGTCTTATTCAAGAACTCATTCATTCTATCTTGCATCCACCGAATCGATACCTGGCCAGATAATGTAATAGCCTCAGCCAGTTCAGTATCAAAGAATCTAAAGTAGATATTAGACAAAGCACCATAACAACTATTCAGCTGAATCTTCTTTGCCATCTGCATATTGTTATACTGGATGTACTTCTTCTCGTCCTCAGGGTCTTTCGATACCTCAAACTTCTGCTTCGCTTCAAGCATCAGCTTCTTATATCGCTTTCTATCGGCAAAGACCTTTTCCATTAGTGCTGGTAGGAATCCCAACTTATCCTTTCTATACATTGTACCATTAGCACAGAGTGTATAGTCAAGACTCTTGGCTTCGTCCTTATGCATTTGGAATACACCAGCATTGTCTAAACAATCTTCTGGTGTAAGGTCAACCTTTGACATCTTTGTATCAGGCGAGATATTGTACTGCATGATCAAAGATGGGTATAGTGAAGTCAAGTCAAACGAGACAACATACTTATACATGCCAGGCTTGGGGTCCTTAACATAGGCACCCTTAATAGGTTGGTCCTTTTCTTCTCTAACCTTTTCTAGTTCTTCACCAGTCTTTGAAAGAGGAACAACGATATTACTATCAATCAGGTAGTTGTGGATGATCATATCCCACATGCGTACAGTCTTTAGTGTATCAATGTAATCGACCTTCGCATCATATGCAATAGCAAGAACCTGATCGATAAGTTTCATCTTATCATCGAGCTTTGATACAAGAGTAACGTCGTGGATATTATACTCAATGAACTTTTGGAAGTCGTTCTTATAGAGACCAAACAAACTTTCGTATTCAGAGTAATCAATCTTCTTCTCACCAAGCTCAAGGTGAGCAATATGGTTAAGAGAATAGCTTTCTGTATCGGAATAGGTAAACTTTCTATACAACTGAAGATAGTCAAGTACAGAAATGCCTCTTAGAGTCTTGGCTTTCATTACCTTGCCAGACCCTCTCATAATAATCTCTCTATCATCGATTACTTTCCAGGGAGAAAGTTTCTTTGACATCTTACCTTCGTCATTGAATACTCTATCAATTCTATTAACAAGGTAGGGAATATCGAACCCCTCTACGTTCCATCCTGTAACAATATCAGGGTCAACAAGAGGCGAGTCCCAAAGGGTTAGGAACTTCATAATCAAGTCGCGCTCGTTCTTACACTTGGCGTACATGATGTTGTCAGCAGAAGGAGTATAGTCACCACAACCAAAGGTATAGTACCTATCCTTTACCTTGATAGTAATAGCAGTTAGTGCCTTATCAGCCTCATCGATGTTAGGGAATCCTTCATCAGCGGCGACCTCGATATCGAGGTGGACGATGTTCATAATTGAAGCATCGTATTGAATCTCACCAGGATAGTATTCGTGGATGAATGGATAGATCAGGGAGTTCTTTGCTGTCATTCCATATAGCTTGATTCCCTCGACTCCATCATACATCTTAATGTAATCCATCATATCGTTGATGGATTCAAAGTCCTTCCGATCAGCTGGATAGCCATCAATCGTCTTATAGGGAGCATTAGGATTGCTCGAGCGTTGGAAGCAGAAAGGTTGGTATGGGACGTCGGTATGGACCCTGCGGCCATCCTCATAGCCACGAAGAAGGATCTTATTCCCTCGGATGCTTACATTTGTATAGAACTTGCTCATTCTGTTACTATTCTACGCCATTTTCCATTAACATTTTCTTCATAATAAAGTCCTCGCAAAGCATATAGTATACACAAAAAGAAAGGGGCCGTCAACGGCCCCCTTCAACATTAATCTAACTATTTGTAATTAGAATGTGAAGTTCAAGTCCAACTGGATACGGTCATATCCACGGTTCTTCACACTCTTAGCTACTGGTATAGTTACGCTTGCTGGTGAGAACAAGTTAGTTTCGTTAACCATATATGTAGCATTGAACCTTAGGTTCTTGTTAAGTTGATATGCTCCACGAAATGCATGTCCTTGCATATCTGTAGAACCACTAGCAAAGTCAGAATCGATCCATTGACCATACAACGAATCCTTTTGGATCTTCTGGTACACATAACCAACTTCCCAAGACTTTGGTAATGATGCTTTGTTCAATGTTAAGCCAGCTGCAGCAGCCTTATCATTAACATCTACCTTTGTGTTGATTGCATAGTTAGCAAATACAACAAGAGGTAGATCTAATGCGCGGGCATTGACTTCAACTAGACCTTCAACAATATCAAAGTCATTTGATAAGCATGGTGAAGCTGATAGGCAACCAGTAGTCTTTGTTGTATTACCAAAGTATCCACCAGCCGAACCAGACTGAATTACATTGTAGTTCAATACGTTTTGATGATCGAAGTAACTGGCTGCAATTGTAAAATTTACGTCATCGTTAACTTTCTTTCTAAGACCTACTTGCATACCAACCATGTTTGAGTCTGTAGCAGTTCCACGCTCGGCAAGACGTGCCAAGAAAGCACTACCAAAGACGCCTGTAGTTGTATTATTATAAGAAGCAGCTACGCCTTCTGGATTGATATCGCCATCATAAAAATAAGATGATGTTCTAACCCATGGGTACTTCATTTTACCAGCCATCAACTTAGTTGTTTGGTTGACTGTCCATTCACCATATGCAAGATCTAGGTCAAGAGCCTTTCTTGAATTAGCATCAGTAAGAGTTTGGTTAGATGAACGTGCATCGCCGCCCTCTGTTGTAGTTACTTGGAATTCAACTTTAACATCTGGGTTGACTGTAGCTACAGCACCAAGACGGAAGCGAACACGATCACGATTACGAACATCTAATGTATATTCTTGATCGATTGTCTCATTACGGTAGCGAAGGTCACCCTTCCACTGTAGGCGGCCAGAGATGTCTTTGGCTACAACATCCATAATGTTATCAATCTGGCTTTGTAGTTCCTCATTGCTTTGGGCAATGGATGTGGATGATGCTATTGCTAGCAAAAATGTAATTAATAGCTTTCTCATGTATTACTCCTTATGGCGCAAAGTTCTTAAGTGATTTGATATCATTGCGAACCTTGCTTAAAGCAGACTTATCAAGAGGAACAAGACCACGATCTGTTAGATAACCTTCGTCGCCAATTGCCTTCTCGCTGACATATTCATTTAAAAATTCTCTGATACCTGGAATTGTTCCAATGTGAGCCTTTTTGAAATATACAAACAGTGGACGTGATGCAGCAAACTTACCTGAGGCAATTGTTTCAAATGTTGGTTCAACACCATCAATCTTCAAGCCATTAAGTTTGTCAGCATTCTCTTCCAAGAAACTGAAACCAAAGACACCAACTGCATTTGGATTAGCTGTAAGCTTTTGTACAATCAAGTTATCATTTTCACCAGCTTCAACGTAAGCTCCATCCTCACGGATTGTGTGACAGATTCTCTTATAGCGCTTTTCGTCTAGATCTTTCATGGACTTAATCCAAGAATACTGACTGCAACCAGCTTCTAGATACAGCTCATGGAATGAATCGCGTGTACCAGATGTTGGAGGTGGACCTAGAACTTCAATCTTAACAGCTGGTAGGGCTGGATTAACATCCTTCCATGTTGTGTATGGGTTTGGAATTAGGACTGTTGGATTAGCTGGATCAGGAATGTTTTTAGCTAGGGCAAGATACACATCCTTACGTGTCAAACCAGAAAGTGGGCCTTTCTTGTTTTCAGCAATTGTAAGACCATCATAACCAATCTTCAATTCAACAATATCTTTAACACCATTCTTTTTACAAGTATCAAATTCTGTAGCTTTCATTCTACGGGATGCATTAGCAACGTCTGCGTGCTGTGGACCAACACCGTTGCAAAATAGTTTGATGCCACCACCAGTGCCTGTAGATTCTACCTTTGGTGTCTTGAACTTGCCACCACGGCCAAATTGTTCTGCTACTGTTGTTGTGAATGGGTAAACTGTTGAAGAACCAACGACACTAATCTGATCTCTAGACTGAGCAGATACTTGTAGTGAAGCAAGTCCAAATGCCAAAATGGCAATATATTTTTTCATAATTGACTCCTAGTTATTAAAAGAACTTTTCTATTGCTTTGCTTTTGTTAATTGTGTGAAGATAGTTTACTATTTCCCATGTACCATCATTATGTTCTACCAATGCTGTACAGGACTCCACCCAGTCACCATCATTCATATATTGTATACCGTTAATATCTTTGATAGCAGCCTTGTGGACATGGCCGCATATAACTCCTTGTGCGTCATATTTCCTACAGTAGTCGGTAATCAAAACTTCAAAATCTGACATGAAGGCCACAGCTTCCTTGGTTTTGTTTTTCAAGTATGCGCTAAGACTCCAATACGGCATATTGAGTTTAGTCCTGACTTTATTCAAAACATTGTTGACACTTAAAAGAATATCATAGAACCAATCACCAATATGGTACAGCCAAGAAAGCTTTGTGGCTAGCGCTGCATCAAAAAGGTCACCGTGAATAATCATGTACCTCTTTCCGTTTACTGCGTTGTAGCGACATTGATTAACTAATTGAATATTACCAAAATGTATATCATATGGAAGAAGATCTCTGAAGGTGTCGTCGTGGTTGCCAACCACATACGTTACATTGGTTCCGTTCTTTGCAGCTTTGAGAATCTTCCTAATAACATCTGTATGAGATTGCTGCCAATAAAATTTACGCTTTAGTCTCCATCCATCAATAATATCACCAACCAAAAACAAATTCTCACAGGAATTATTTTTTAAGAAATCAGAAAGAACCTCAGCCTTGCATCCTTTTGAGCCTAAGTGTACATCTGAAATGAAAATTGATTTGTATTGATGCATTATTGACACGCAGATTGCATATATTAAATATTTACTAAAGAAATAAAAATTTTAATAAAAACTTAATATAAGAAGGGGGAGTTGCCTCCCCCTTCATTTGGTTACTTCTCTTCTACAAGTAACTCAGCCTTAGTGTCAACTGGCTTTCTGCCAATTGCAATCTTTCTAGGCTTTTGCTCTTCAGGAATCACATTCTCAAGTTTAACTATCAAGATTCCATTATCTAACTGTACATCACGAACAATAATAGTATCAGCAAGAACAAACTCACGAGCAAATGAGCGTCCTGCAATACCCTTCACAATATACTCTCTTTCGTCCTTCTCAGGCTTCATACCAACGACTGAAAGACGATTCTTAGACGAAACGATTTCTAGATCTGCTTCGCTGAAACCAGCTACAGCCATTTCTAGCTCGTATGTGTAATCATCTTTCTTGATGAGGGAGTATGGAGGGAAGTTGTCGTTGGACTTGGCGACGGCAGCCGCATGCTGTAGAATTTCAAAGGCTCTGTCGAAGCCGACTGTGTGGTTGTGCCACTGACGATCAAGATGATCGAATAGACTTAGAGTGTTTCTAGTCATAGTTATCTCCTTATTAAGCGAGTTAATGTTTACGTAGGCCCAATATGGCACCTACAATTTTATTTATATAAACTTGCTTACAAAAATAGACTACGTCTTAAAATTTTGCCTGTAGAGTTTCTGGGAATACTATCGACATAGAATATTTTTTTTGGTATTTTGTATGGTGTAAGATTATCCCTACAATATTGGATTGGATCTACTATTGGTGTGCCAACAATAAACGCAGCAACAATCTCTCCTCTGTTATCATCCGCTAGACCTATAACTGCTGATTCCTCAACGCCGGGGCACTCATTAATAATATTTTCAATCTCTTCAGGATATATGTTTGTGCCACCAGATATGATAACATCATCAGCACGGCCAACAAAGTGTAGATAGTTCTCCTCATCCACATACCCAAGATCACCTGTAGCAATCATTTGTGTTTCTGCGTGGGCGTTATTGATGTCGGTGTACCCAGAAAACATTGTCATAGTTTTGGCATGTATCTCACCAACTTCAAGTGGCTTACATTCAATACCATTGTTAATAACTTTAATTGTTGACCCTGTAACGGTTCTTCCAACTGTAGCTCGATGCATATACTTTTGGGATGGTCTGAGTAAAGTTATAGGACCGCATTCAGTAGAAGCATAAAGATCATAAACTATATCACCAAAGAAATTAATTGCCTTACCCTTAAGCAAAGGGGGGAACGTTGTGCTACCAACTACAATACTAGTCAGTGAACTTACATCGTATCTATGGGATGTAATATCACGAAGAATTAATCTAAGTATAGATGGAACAACTAGCATGCATGTTACTTTTTCTTGCTCAATTGTCCTCATTATAGTCCTTGGGTTAATGCCTGTTGCTATGACAACTGTACCCCCATTGTTTAGAGTTGCAATAGCAGTGCTACTGCCTCCACCATTGGAGAACGATGCAATACTCAACATCACATCATACTCTTTCATACAATTCCAATCAAGCGGCATCAGATATGAGGTCATTGACCTTGATCTGTGTGATATCAACATTCCCTTTGGCTTATTGGTTGTTCCGGAAGAATATACAATGTTAAATATTGCAGAGTCTTTAAAGTCTGGATAATGCTCTATTGGCTTGTAATACTTCACCCACTCTTCGTATTTGCTGCCAAAGATTATTATTAGATCACAATGCTGTTCATATTCTTCTTTATAGAGGTCGTTGTCAATGAATAGAACGCGGGCCTTGCAATCCTTCAAACATTCAATGACTTCTCTTGCAACCCATTTAGGGTTAATTGTTACAACAGGTACACCAATATCACCAAGCCCCAATAATACCTCAAGATATTCAATACTATTATTTCCAACAATAGCAACATTACCCTGAAACCTGATGTCCGTGAACGCAGCCTGGGACACACGCCTCATGTTATCCGTTAGTTGTTTATAGGTAACAGAACGATCCCCATGTCGGACTGCCACTTTGTGTGGCGTCCGAGATGAGGATGAATGAATTCCGTTTGTTACTTTAAGTGGTATTAGACCATACATTTAGCTACCTGTTATTAATTCTAGTTTGCCATCTTTTGATGTAAACCCTTCAACAAAAATATGATGTTGGTCACCAGAGGTCTTAATACACTCATCTGCTGCTTTCCAAAGATCAAGCCATGTGCACTTACCACTAGGCAATTCAACCTCTACAGGCATACCCCAATGGTTGACATAGGACATTGATTGGCAACCTTCAAAGTTTACTTCCCTATCAATGTTCTCAACATCATAGAGAGACCATATAGATACAAACTTGTGTTCGTCTCTAAGGTTAGCAAAGTAGTTGTGCTTTGCCTCAAAGCTGTAATTAGCCAACTTTATTACCCTCACCAGCCAGAATGTAACTATACACAGGCCAGGTTGCCATGTCCTTTCGCTTTGCACTTTGCACTTCGCGA